CTCATTAAGGAGGGTAAAACTTTTACGTCAGCCCATAATCAAGCAATGAAAAAAGTTGGAAAATAATGGCTCAACTCAAACAATGGCTCAAGGAAAACTGGGTAAGGATTGGTACTGATGGATCAATCAAAGGCCCTTGTGGAACTTCTAAGGATAAGAAAAATCCAGACCGATGCTTACCGAAGCGTAAGGCACTTAGCCTTACAAAAGCTGAACGAGCTAAGACAGCAAGAAAGAAAAAGAGAGAAGGAGCCAGAGGAAAGACAGTTGTAGCAAATACACCAAAAGCAAAGGTAAGGAAAAAGTAATTATGCCAGAATCTTCAGGACCAACCATTGCCTCAGGACTTCTTCCTGTAATGAGAGCAAAAAACGTAGTATCTTTTGCACGAAAAGTTATACCTCCTGCTTATAAGAAAGCAGCAAAAGCTCTTTCAGGAATGGACAAAAGTACGCCTGGACAGGTTGTTGATGCACAGGGTCGAGTCGCAGTTACTCTTGCTTCTGAGAAAAAACAGGCAAAATCAAAACGGAAGAAAAAGTAATGGCTAACAAATCAAAGATGAAGTGCAACGTGCCACGTCGTGAAGTCCAAGGCGGGAAGAAGTTTGTCGTGAAGGGCTGCGAGGGTGGCAAGGAAAAGCTCATCCGATTTGGTGATGCCAATATGAAGATCAAGAAAAACATCCCTGCCAGAAAGAAGAGCTACTGCTCAAGAAGTTCTGGCATCAAGGGAGCTAACAGTAAACTATCTGCGAACTACTGGAGTCGTAGGGCTTGGGACTGCTAATGTCAATAACTCAAAAATCAAACAAGTTTCGTGGAACAGGTCGCATCATCTCGATACAGCCTAGTTCTGGTACACCTACGACTACGTTTGAGTCCTATCAGATTCAAAGCGAGGGGCTACCTGCCTCCTCAATTCATTCTGTAAATCCAATACTGAAACCAGGGACAAGCACGGCACTTGATGCTAACGCAATTTTTCTTGAGCCAACGGAGACATATCGAGACGGCTCAGATGCTCCTGTTTACTCACAAATAGTAATAAATACAAACACCTCTGATTTAAGTAGTCCACTTATTATTAGTCAATACAAGGAGTTTTTTGCGGTCGTTGATCCTGGCATCATTGCCAATGAAAAGGTTTTCTTAACAACCATAGGAACTGATAACGGATCTGCTGGAACACTTGTATCAAAACCATTAGCTCAACCCAAAACTACTAGGAAAATTGCCGACGTTACTGTTTCCTTGACCACTAGTCCTAATAGTGACCCAGAGGTAGCGTACAAGCAAGTTAATTGGTGCGGCATTTCCTATTCTACGATTGTCCAGGATCTCAACACAAGGGCTACATCGGTCAGCGGTAACTACAAAAGTTTTTCAAACTTTCTTGGGTTTAACGGAACAGAGACTGCTACTACATTTAAGGCTACCACTAGCCTAAATGTTTCAATAACTGGTGAGTCCTTAAATATATCCAATGCTACAGCATCAGGGGTGTTAACTACAGCGACTACATCCGATGGCATCTCCGAAGCAGAGTACAAAAGACTTGGAATCTATAGATCCCAGACAACTCCATTTGTAAGAAGGTCTGATGGTACTCAGTTGTATCTTAAAACAAATGTTGAGTTCAGTTAATCTTAGGGATGAATGTAGACAAACAGTATGCAGCAGCTACGAGAATTGAGCAATCCACGGAGCAGGCTTTACCTAACTTATATTTAGAGGCAATCTCTATCCCAGGGATTTTGTCGTCATCGGCATCCGATGGAGAGGACTTTCGTTCATCCGAAAATCCTATGGCTGGTAGTGGTGGTGTTCTAAATTCCATATATCTTATATCTAAAAATGGGACAGGTGTGTTTGTGTCCGTTTCAGATATTTTACAAAATTTTGATGCTGACAATGACGATAACTGGAGTGTAGAAATTCCTATTGTTGCTGGCTCTTGGAATACTGGAGGTACGATTACCTTTGCGGATGAAACAGCCCTGTATGACAACACAGGCAGTAGCCAGACGAAAGCAAGGATTCCTATTATTAGGGACAACGGGGGAGATCCTATAACCATTGCTGTGTACGGAACATACCACGAAGGAATACGATGCGTAAATGGAGAATCCGTTGTTGAGTTCTATAAAATCTAATGTCCGTTGCCACCAGTTTTTCTACCAAAGGATTACGGAACGGGTTCGGGTTCTGCCCATCGAAGGTGGACATATCGGGCTTTTCTTCGTATATAACCCTTGATGGTTATTCAGGGAGCGGTACTCCTGACCTTGATGCATCTTTGGATGCTGCGATGAAGTTATTCTGGAACGGGGAAAGTGTATCAGCTACTGCCTCACAATCATTAAGTTTTACAACGGATGACCCAGCGGGCGGTTCGGACGTTTCGATAAGTGCCTCGGTCACATCTGTGAACTTCGGATCACCAGTATCCGCAAATACATTCAAGGAACCAAAGGACAGAGCCTGCTTGGATCGCATCGGTGGGTTTATTCAAGATACTGATTCAGGGGGAGGCTTCTCGGTAACTGCGACTAATGACAATGATATAACTATCATCAGAATGTACAACGGAGTCACAACTAATGAAGCTAACTTCATTGGGTACGGAGTCCTATCAAGTACAGGTAGAGGCATAGAGTCAGATACTGGTAACGCCAAGGTTCGATTGATTTCCTATACGAACGAGACATCTGGCACGACAACAGGCGGGAGTGATCCAGATGACAGTAAAATTGTACAAAGTGTAGGAAGCACCACCATTTCTGGGTTATCATTTATTTGTGTAGCTCGTGCCGTAGGTTCCGTTGGAGGGACTTTTGGCGATCCCACAATACCACCTGGTCAGACAACGCTTTCGTCGAATCCAACAGCCTCTGCCTCATCAAGAACTGCATCGGTTACAGAAACCGATACAACTGTAGAGGAAGTAACGAATCCATCACCTCCACCCGCTACAGTCACTTATACAACAACTATAGTCACTACCGATAGTGCCGCAATATCGTCCATTGTATTTTGGACTTACTCTTAACCCTATATGATATAATAACGCTATGGCAATAGGACTTTCAAATAATCTGGCTCAAGCAGCCCTAATGGGACAGAAACCCGAAGAGGAACCAAACAACCTAATGGAAGCTGGTCTAGGCTTAGGTGGTGCTGCGTTTGCCGCACAAACAGGCCGTGCTCCTTCTCCAGTACCGACGGGAGGTAACCTCTCTTCATTTGCGCAACGGGTTGCAGCGAATGATGCAGCCAGACAAGCGGCAGCAGCTAATGTAAAACCTACTACGCCTAGCACCCAGATAATAACCCAGAATCAATTAGCTACTCAGGCTGATGATTTTTTTACTGAGGGTAATCGAGGCAAAACAGGTACACGAGGAGGCTCAAAAAAACCACCAGTTATTGATGTGGACGCAGGGGATTTTAGTACTGCTACAACTAAGCGTAACCCATTTACCTCCTTTCTTTCTAATGTAGTCAAGGGAAGTATATTGGGGGCAGGATTTACTCCTAATGAAATGGGTGATGCTACTATTACTGGAGCGATCAGACGGGGTGTTGATGCCGGAATGAGCAATGAGGAGTTAATCTCTCGGTACGGACAGGACGCATTTAACGCAGCGTTCCCGTATACAACCATAGAGATGGAGAGAATTGGATTAGCACCTCCTTCGGCTGAGCAAATGTTGGGTCAAGCGGGTGTTCCTAATATGAATCAACTAATTTCTGGTATGCAGGAGATGGGTCAAACTAGTGCTACAAGCGAAGAGACAGCTCCGCAGCCTCCAGAGATAAGTGTAATGAAAACACCAGAACAAGTCATAAGTGAATTTGGTGCATTGACAGGAGTTCCTAACCTTGAAAACGTAAGCACAGCTATGCAGAATCCTGCTGTGTTTACTCCCGCATCTCCGTCAACCCCAGGGGTTCCTGCGCCATTATCTCCGATTGATACTACATTTGAATCACAAGGTCAGACGATGGCAATACCTGCTGGCGGTTCGTTCGAGGACCGGTTCGTCCCAACGGCTCAACAGCTTGCTGAGTTCGAGCAACAACAGCCCGCCCCTGGCACCCCACGGATGCAGGAGTTCGCTGGAGGAACGGTTGGAGAACGACCAGCGGAATTGACCAGGACCATTGATCCAATGACAGGACAGGTTGTTTTTGCTGATCCGGCAACAGCTGGACAATTTTCCCAGCAAATACTATCTCAATACACATCGCCTGATCGAATAAAAGAACTGACTCCTACTGTTATGCGTAATCTTCAACGAGGAGCAGAAGCTCTTCGTGGAACGGCAGGGTTCCCAATGACACAAGAGGGATATGAAAGACAATCAGAGTTAAGGGACACCCGAATGGAAGAAGGCAAGCGTATGCGTGATGCCCAGCTACCTGGAGGTGCGGCTACTGGTACTTTTACTAAATCAGAACTGAACCGAATAGCCAAGGGGCAAGCTCGTGATGCGACAGATCGTGAGAAAGCCGAGGCAATGGAAATCCTGCAAAGGAGCGGTCAGTACGATCCTATAACAGGGAAGCGTGAGCCTACCGAGGCAGAGAAAACAAGGGAACAGCTTGAGATTGATTACATACAGGGTCGTATAGATAACCTTGCTCCTACGGCAACAGAGAAAGAAAAAGATCAGCTTGAGATTGATCTCCTTGAGGCTCAGATAAAAAAGGCTAAGGAGTCCCTTGAGCCAGAGGATATCGAAGTAGTCGTCAAGGGTGGATGGTCGTATATTACAAAGAATGGCCAATATCAGATTGGTCGCTTCATTGATTTAGAGGACAAGACACCCGCTGGCATACGTGAGGCTGATCAAAAGGTTCAGAGAATCAAAAAGGCTAGGGATCTTTATCAAAGAGGCGACAAGACGGGAGCGCAAGATATATTAGCATCACTTGATATAAAGGATATGGCTGGCTTACCCGCTCAAGCCGATGACTACTTTGGAGACGATCAAGCTGACAATAGTAATACTATTACTGACTATGGATTTGGTGATAAGGGAAATGCAGATATTCAAAAAGCGATAGGGGCTAACCCAGGCGTATCTGTAGGTGACATTATCAAGGAAATGATATCCAAAGGAAAGTTATAATGGCTATTGATTTATCGGTACTGGATGAAGAAGACAGCGTTGAATCCATTAGCCCCCAAGGGGTTGGTATAGATCTGTCTATTCTAGATGAGGAGCTATCGCCAAGTAGCGATGACACCATCAGCCCTATAGACCTTTCGGTTCTAGATGAGGATACATCGGAACCCGATCTATCCCTTGAGCCGTTCCCAGAGCAGAAGGATCGGAGGCTACGGATGTTTGACGAGGGTCTAGAGTTCGTACGGGACGTTGACAACATAGGCGGTGATCTGGGTAATCAAATCAATCGTGGATTAACTAACATAGCTGGAATGCCTGTTGATGCCCTTGGTGCTGTGATCAATAAAGCAGCCTCCGTGTTCTTCCCAACGACGGAAGAAATGAACGCAGCAAGGCAAGAGCAGGGTATTACCCAAAAGCCAGAGGACACGACGATTGGTCGGTTCAATGAGTTCATGCGGGATGCCGCACAGGAGTACCTGCCAAGTGAGGGCGCAGCCAAAAAGATTCGGGATTTATTGAATCTAATCCCAGGTGTCAATATAGTCGAAGAGGATCCTAGAACAATAGCTGGGTACGTTGGTCAGGTTGGATCCGAGTTCATTGCTGGACTTGCTCCGCAGGTAAGGGCGATGCAAATAATGAGAGCGTCGAAGCCAGCCAGCTATACGGGTAAGGCACTCAAGGAGGTCTCAGAACAGTTCCTCAATGAGCTTAACACAAACGCTGGTCGTGTACTAGCGATTGAGGCTGGAACAGCGGTTCCTGCTGGTGTAGCACGAGGGATGCTTGAAGACACTGATCTGCCCGTTGGTGCTAAGATGCTGGCCGAGGTTATATCTGGTCTAGTTGGCGGTGCTACAACACACAAGCTGTACGGATTACCTAAGTCACTCGTCGAAAAGACAGCCGGAAAGACCGCCACAGATATCCGTGACATGATTGCTAGCGGTGAGATTACTTATGATGAACTCACGTGGACACCTACGTTACGTAAGGAGGCGAAGCAAGTGGCTCGAACTGCTGTTGATGACCAGCCCGACGTAGGCATTGATCCAGTCATGCGATCAGAGATCGAGGGCGTTCCGGATCCAAAGAACGCACAACAGACGCAGGTTGGTAACACCATTGAAACCGTTGTTAGGGCTGGTGGAATACTCGATAACCTTGCTGAAGGAAAGACACTTGACTTCGGAGCAGGGAAAGGAAAGGGTGCTGGCGCAATCAAGGCTGATACTTATGAACCGTTTGCCAAGGCTCCGTTCACTCCTAATTACGCTAAGTCAACGGACATACCAAATGAATCATACGAAAAAATAATTAGCTCAAGCGTTATCAATGTTGTCCCTCGTGATATACGTGATGACATTGTTCGTGAGATTGGTCGTGTCCTCAAGCCAAACGGTTATGCAATCATTACAGCAAGGGATCCCAAGACCGTGGCTTCACCAAAAGGTGCTGTCCCTTTTGCTGGAGAAAGTGACGCATACATAATTAAATCAAAAGGTAGAGCCGATACATATCAAAAAGGTTTCACCAATCAAGAGCTACAAGGATATATAAAGGAAGTCCTTGGTGATGACTTTGATGTTAAGCTAACACCTAAGGGGCTTGACGGTAAAAAGATTAGTGGATCATCCGTAATTATTCAGAAGAAACCAGGTTCTGCTCCTATACCTAAGCCTGTACCAAGGATGCCCGGTATCGTCGAGGATTCCGTGAAGCTACAGATAGCACGGAACCAGAACGCTGAGGCATTGAAGACACAGGCTATGGCTAATGCCGTAGAAATATTTTATGACTTCGAGGGAGGAAGGGTAGCACCAAGAAAAAGCCCTAAGCGTTTACTCGACAAGGTAGTTAAGGTCCTGGCACCATCCAAGGTTGTCGGTCGATCCATCGTCAATGACATCGAGATGGCTCGTGGTACGGTTGCTCGTGCCGAGGAACTTGCCGCTAGGGTACAGCGTGGCTACAACAGACTGGTAAAGAAAGATCCATCCGTTGCTAATGACTTGAATGATTTCCTTCTCAAGGGTGGAAGGATGAGTAAGTCCCTTGAGCCAATCGAGACTGAGTTATTACAGTACCGTGGCACGATCCTACAGCTACAGAAGCAATTGCTTGAAGGGCTTGATGCCGAGGAGTTCTTGAACCTTTCTAAGGGCGCACAGAACCAACTCAAGGAGATCATTGAAGCATCTATGGAGATGGGTTACTTGACCCAGACCTACCGTATGTTCCTTGATCCCGACTTCCGTCCTACAAAAGCACAGAAGGATGCAGCCATTGCGGAAATAGCCGCAAAGAAGCTGGACGCAGGTGAGACCGACATCCCGGAAGAGGCTACACGGATGGCGACTGAGTACATTGACGACATCGTCCGTAGTTCAGCGTACCAACGGAAGGCTGACGGAAAGAAACAACTTGATATAAGCAACGTGGTCAAGGAGTCCAAAGGCATCCTTGCGTCACGGACTGATCCAGGTCCAGCGGAAAGAATATTCCTTGGTGAAGTCACAGATCCTGGTGAGCGTCTAATCAGCACGGCGAGTCGCCTATCAAGGCTGGCATCAGCCAAGGCTGAGGACGTTTCGATTGCAAAGTTCTTGATTGATTCAGGCGTTGCCACACGTAACCAAGTTGACCCAACACAGGTCGAGGTCAAGTTCCGCACCACGGACGCTGACTCAAACGTATGGGTAAGCCCTGATGTTAACTACGCAGTTAATATCCTTCGGTTTAACGATGGTCTAACTGGCTCTCGTGAGATAGTAAATAATTTCTTACTAAGATTGTATAGTGGAGCGACTGGTTTCTCAAAGCAAACCAAGGTTCTTTTCAATCCGGAATCATATTCTGTCAATGGGTACGGTGCATTGTTTGGAGCATTCTCCGCTGGTGTTGTGCCGACACCCACAGGGATAGCCCGTGGAGTAAACCGTGCGTTGGGTGATTTTGGTGGCTTAGACAATATCCTTAGGCGAAAGGATCCGGTAGCACGAAAGAGATTCTTGGATGATCTGGATAAGATGAACCAGTACGGCCTTAAACCTAAGTCCGTAAGCATTGCTGACCTAGAGAGAAACATACTCGACGGTTTCGGTAAACTAAATAAATTATCAAAAATTAGTAAACCAAAGGAGTTTTTCCTCAAGATTTCTGACTTCTTCGGCAAACTTTACTCAACGAGTGATACGGCTCTCCGGTACGTTGTATGGAAAGGAAACCAAGACAACCTATCCAAGATGTTTCCAAATGCCAGCAAAGCACAGATAGAGGCGGCTGCCGCTAGGCTAACGAATGATACGTTCCCGAACTACGACAAGCTATCTGGACTTGTAAGAACATTCAGTAGGCTTGGACTTGCAGGCCAGTTTGTTCCATTTGCTGCGGAGCTTACACGTAATTTTTACAACCAAGGTAAGTACGCCATGAAGATGATGACTGGTACGTTTGGTCGTGACATCGGTCTTGATCCGGCTTCAGCCCAAAAGACCTATATGAGTCTACAGGGAGTAAAGCGTGGCGGTTTGTTGGCTGCGGTTACCGTTGGTGGTGACGCATTAACGGATAGTCAAAATGCGTTGCGAGGGGTCGACAGGGAGGATTCCAAGGAATTTTCTGAAACAATTGCTGCGCCATGGGATAAAGAAAAGAAGTTGATAGTTATTCCTGATGAGACAGGAAGGAAGGGTCGTTACATTAACCCTGAGTACCTTATTCCTCAAGCTATTTTTAAGCAAGCCTTTGACGCTGGTTTCAGTGATAAGCCGATTGAGTCCCTGTATGATATTGCCTATGACCAATACATAGGTGAGCTTGGAACGTTCCCAGTACGTACCGCTGGAAGACTTGTGTTTGGTCGGGACGAGAAAGGTGAACCTATATACATTGATGAACGTTTTTCGGAGAACTTTAAAGTTGGATTGGGTTTAGCGTACGACGAGTTACTCAAGCCCGGAGGCCAAAGAACCTATAAAAGGTTCATGGATACTGCGGCAGGTATTGGTCAGCGTACACAGGTCAACAATGCACTCCGATTGGCTGGGTTCCGTGACAACACATGGGATGCTGACATAGCATTCAGCGACAAGGTTCGTGATATCAATGAGCCAATGCGAAAGGCTAAGCAGAATTACTACGGGATGCTTCGTCGTGTAGAAAATAATTATGAGTCACCAGATAAACTTGAGGCAGAGTACCAGAGAAATAATGAAGCACGTAAGTCAAAGATGGACGCTCTCCGTGGTCATTATGAAAACATGGCTGGTGGTACATTGAAGTACTCAGTAGGTGAACGTATCGAACTTATGAGGGAGGCCGGGATGAGTTCCTCTGATATTCTTGATATCGTTGAGGGTACTTACACGGATATACCTCGGACTAGATCGAAGAGCATAGGTGATCAGTACGAGGAGCTAGAGGGTAGCCCATCCCAGAAGCTGGACCAGATAAGATCCATTACTAAGGAGGACAGAAACCTCGGAGGAAAACTAGCTGATTACCACAAAAGACAGATGAAGTTAGCTAGGAGTCCAGGCAGGAGTGAGCTTGATAAGCTCCGTTCTTCACTCCCAGAGGAAAGGCGTGTGCAGTACATGATTGATCAAGGAGCGCACCTTAACCGAGCAAAACTTAGGGAGCTAAGGGAGGCTGGCATAGCAACACCTAGTGCTATCAGAGCCATGTTACTCCAGACTAAGTAAGGAAAAGCCCCGCCCCCCAACATCAGGGGACGAGGCTACCTAACCAATGAGGAATCAAATAGGTGGAGGAACCACGCCCACCCGCTGGGGATTACTCAGCCAGCTTACCTCAAAAATATTATTATACACTACTTGTTTCTAGCAACCCCTTGAGTCTACGTTTTTCGTCCTGTAGCTCCTTCCGTTGCTGCGTCATGCGTTCTATCCGGTAAGATAGAATGCGTGATTCAGACCGTATCATGTCGATCTGCGTTTGAATCCTTTCTAGATTATCTTTCATGGTTTTATGTATAAGGTATGTACCTTATATGTCAATAATTATTTAAAGTTATGGAGGTGGCTGGAATCGAACCAGCGTCCTTGACCTAGGTCAAGTCGAAACCCTTTCACCCCCTTACATGAATCTACCTGTGCAATGATAGAACTTAAGGTAATCGCCAATGTCACGCTCACCCTCACGGTTCTTTGCTATCTTGTATGATAGTCCAGTATACGCACCACGGTAGTCCTTGTCCTTGCTGGACTCAACATCACCGTTATGAGGCCACATCATAAGGACAACGTCAGCATCGTTCTCGATGTCACCGGAATCCTTGAGGTCATACAGGCTTAAAGCACCCTCACGCTTCGCTCCCTCACGGTTAATCTGTGCCAGCAAAAGAACGGACACATCTAGCTCAATAGCCATCTGCTTTACCTTGTGTGAGATGTCAGCAATGCCCTCTGCCTTACCCATGTTTTTGCTATCAAACGGAATCAGTTGCAGGTAATCAATGACCACCAGTTTGACTCCCTTCTTGCGAACTAAGTAACGGCATTGAGCGGATAGATCAAGGGCGTTCTTCACGTTATGTGAGGTATAGAACGGCATCCCCTGTATCTGCCTAGAGGCATCCTCGAATAGCTGGGTGTCATCATCCGTGGCTGTGCCTTCCTGTATATTACGTAGGTTGATGCCAGATATGGACTGAGCCATACGCTTGAGGAGTTGCTTGCGTGGCATCTCGAACGAGAAGTAAGCCGTAGGCACTTCATCAATCGACATTGCCTTGGCTGCGATGTACAGGGCAAGTGCTGACTTACCGCATGATGTCGGTGCGGCCAGCGTCATAACCTCGCCCGCAGCGATACCGCCATTACCAAGGAATGAATCAAGCCGGCCCACGTTTGTGTTCACGACCTGTGCCTTGTAGTCACCATCCTTCATGCGTTTGACATCAGCGAGGATCTCCTCGATGGCTGACTCAACGCCCTCTCCAGCACCCTCGGACGTATCAATGTCCAGTATGTTGCCTTCGAGATCCGCTCGTATGTCAGCGAACTCGTGTGACTCACCCTCGGCCTTCTCAACAGCGATCCGGCACTCACGTATCAGCTTACGAAGGTTTGACTTCTCGGATACCAGCTTTGCGTACTGGATGGCCTGTGACTCCGTTGTGGCTGCGTCCATCAGTTGCATTAGACCAGCTACGCCACCGATCTCATCGAGCGTATTTGATGCCTTCAGAGCCTCGCAAAGGTGTATCTCATCAAGTGGCTTACCAAAGGTAGCAAGCCTCTGCATGGCCTCGAATGCAAAACGATTCCTAGCGGAATAAAAGTCATCCGCTGTAATGATCGTTGAAACTGTATCAAAGATGGAGGAGTCCTGGGCATCCAAGCAGGAAGCAATGACCCCATCCTCTGCTTCTAAATTATGTGGTACTTTATCTGAGCTATTGTGTAGTGGTATTCTGTTGTTTATCATTGGTGGTCAGTTCGAGGGCTGTTCTTAAGCATTGACCCAGCCCCTTGTATTTTATTTGAAGTTCCTGCGGTAATCTGTAAAAATCTATTTGATCATATAATTTAATTGATGTCAATACCGCTTCTTTGAGTGAATTTTCCATTTGTGTATAAGTAAAAAAAAATGCCTGACCCCCTGCCGAAGTGCAAGGAGCCAGACATTGTATCATTATGTTGACTCAGCTACCCGTTTCTTTCTAGCATCCCAATGGCTATCAATGAATAACCAATGAGATCCCGGAAAATATCTTTGGCCTTATCTCCATCTGAGTTAACGGAGAGTTTGCCATCAGCACAGAAAGCCTTAGCTCTCTGGAATTTGTCCTGCATACGGATGCAGACACCGACCAGTGGGTCGACCCCGAACTCAGTGCTGGCATCGAAGTTAGCGAACGGATTGTCGCAGGTCTCGCCACCAGTGTAGTCAGAGTTCTTGTCAGCGGTAAGATCCAACACGTGCTGGACCTCACACTGACGAAAGTCTCCCCACCAATCCTTATCGTATTGCGGCATTAGAATGGCTCAGGATCATTGGTAGGCGACGTTGGCTGCTTAGGGGTAGATGCAGCCTTGTCGACAGGGTCGAGTGCCAAGGACAGGAAGTTAAGCCCACTCTTGGCTATCTTCTTCCATCCCTTGAGGTAGTACTCAGTACCCTCAACGTTGATCTTTCCCGTGTAATCCGGGTGAGTTTCTTTTTCCTTGCGGTCATTGACGAAGAATGTGCCGCTGTTTGTATTATCGTATTCTGCCATAATATTATTGGTTAGTTATTGTTATCGGTTTCGGTAACATCGTAGGATAGATGTGACTCGTTGAAATCAATGCTTACACCGAGGTGCTTGCAGAGAGCTTCAAGTTTTTTTTCTAGCTCAGAGGCGTTGACTTCATTGTCCTCAATGTAATCACTCATGCCTTCCACAACCTCCTGTAGTTCCTCGATTGAATGAACAACGTGGTCATTGGATGCCCTAGCCCTTTCCTCAAGGGAATCAACTGAGTTCTGTACTGCCAGTATATCTTTGCTACGTGCAAACATGATTAGAATCCTGGGTTAGATGAAGCCTTAGCCCCCTTGCCGTGGTCGTTGGTAGCATCTGGGTCTTTGGTGTCGTCAATGGCGAAGAGACCATTCAATGCGTACTTACGAGCGTATGAGCTCGCACTGCCGGTAATCTGGGCATCGTCCATACCCTTCTTGTTTTCTGCCTCACGAGCGTATGCAGTTGTCTCGATTACATTCTCCTCTTGATCGTAGGCTGCATTATCGCCATTTAGTAACCTAGCGGTTGCCTTGACGTAAACTCGCCCACCAACATCAGAAATATCATCGCTGATTACTAGCGAGCAACCCCACTTGGCAAGCAGAGGCTTGGCGGCGGTAAGGATGTCCTCACAGGAGCGGTACTTGTACCCTCCGAATTTATTTGTCTGCCCCTTCGGAGCTTTGAGGGATGCCTGAATCCCTTCTAGTTTTTGTCTTATGTTATGACTCATATGTATTGTTGGTTAGTTAAGTGAGTTTTCTACAAGAGAATGTGTGCCTTTGTCAACTAACATCTTTAGACGAACGGCCTCAGTAGCGTAGTCATCGAGTTCCTTATCGGACTTATTTGCCATGGCATCAAAGGTTGCGTTCGTTACACGGATGCAGATTAGGCGGTGAGGCGTTGTTCTCATCGGTATTTCCGTTGGGTCAGTCTCGCCGTACCGTATCTCATCTATTAGTTCATGTATAGCAACCCTTGCCTCATCTGGGTGAAGCAGGAACCACTCCCCGTTCGCACGGCTCTCTGACAGACGAGTATGTATCATCCTTTCAAAGGCGAAGGATGTCACCTGGATTCCATCTGGTGTACAGAGTCCTTCAATATTACAAGCGTAAGATATGTTCATCTGGTGAGGGTTGCCTATCTGTAGATTAGATAAACGTTTCTTAACGTCACCGTCAGTTCTGCCGATCTTCACGAATGGACCGGACTTAATTACGTAAATGTTCCTCTGTCTTTTCTTTTGTTTAATCATCGTATTTTTCCTTGGTTAGTTTTCTGAACAAAGCCTTCCGGCTCTTGAGATTAGAACAGGTATCAAGCACTTCATCCGAAGCACCTAACACACGCAGCACATCGTACTGCTCCTGTGCTGTAAGCGAGTTACCAAACCTGTTGGTCAGTTGCTTTAGTCCAACAGGGTGTAGCACGTTCATCTCCTTTCTCTCTAGGTAGTCAGCGACGTTCCTCAGTATCTTCGGGAAGTCGTCCTTCTTTCTAGCACACCTACTGTACAGGAAGTTCTCAATCTTCCCGACCAGTGAGTTCGCCACACGAGAGATAACGCCACGAACCATACCGGTCTTGTGGTCATGGTCAACGACCCAATCCCTTGTTGCTTGGTCAAGGATCGGGCATCGGCTTGGCTTGTTTGCGTTACGCCACTTGGCTAGTCTATTGCTCGGTAGGTACATTCTTTTTATACTTGCTTAGGTTAAGTTTTTCCCTCCATTTGGCGTACTTGTCTGGGTATATACCAACAACCTTCGTAGCCTCTGGAAGTTTCATACCCTTGTCCCTAAGTGCATCGACGGATCTTATCGTCTCCATCATCTCCTCGGTTGGGGGTGTCTTCGGTCCTGGTTTTTTCTTAGGTGAGTAAATGCTCGATGTGTCCTCGATCTCGGACTCGTCGATCATCTCCATCTCCTTGGCGATCCTTTCCTGCGCCCAACGCAAGAAGTTCCCGATGTTTTTATTTTCGTCGTGATTTAATTGTCTTATTGAGTTCATAGTTTTTCGATTGATTGAATCTGTCCTACGCCACCACGCTTCATGCGGAAGAACCCTGCCTTGTCTGGCTTCGATCCCCCCAGGTGCTTGATGGCTTCCTTCTCGTCCCTTGCGTACTTGACTACGTTCGAGACGTAACCTTTTGGCATATCCTGTCGGACGTACCTAATCCTGTACTGGTTCATACTACCCTTTGGATGAGGACGATGAAGGCTTTGGCTGCTGTGGCTGGGACGACCCCGTTGCCCAAGATCCTAAGTCTGTCCACCCGACTGGTAGACCCATTAGTTGCTCGACCCAATCTGGATTCAGCTTGCCCGTTGCTTTCCCGCAATGACCCGCTACATCCTCCTCTAGGTTCGCCTTCCCTCGGTTCGCAAGTTGCTCCCGATTCTGATCCGTGATTTCCGGATGCACCTTGTTGGCTCTTGGTGTCGGCCACGACTCTTGGTTCTTCCCAATCGTACTGTGGTTGGCTTGGTCGAGCAGGCCAACGTGTGCTACCCTCTGTCCAAGTGTCTGCTTGGATGGGTTCGCTCGGCTCGGTGGAACCGTGGCGTTCGTGTCCTTCCAGTCCCTCGTTGTTGCCGTCGGCCAGTTCTCCTCGTGAGTCTCCACCGCATCCCGCAGTTTCGCCCCGAAGTATTGATCGCTCTTGTGTCGCTTGCTCTTGAATCCGTCCTTGGTCATTATCGTATCGATGCGGCCGCCCTCTGCGTCCGATGTTCTCGATGTCGGCCAGTTCTGTGGATGCACCTGCTCCCGAAGGTTGGCTGGTTGCGTCCGTCCCTTGCGGGATGTCTCGAACTGTCGCTGTAATGCCTCTGGACTCCTCTGATCCATATGATCCATTGTGTTTGGAGTAGCCCAAGATAAAGACCCGCTTTCTCTGATGAGGTGCGCCGACTTCACTCGCTGAGAAAACTCCTGCCGTTGCGATGTAACCCAGTCCTTCCAGTTCTCGGAGGACATATTGGAGAACCGATTCTCCATCGGGCATTTTACTTGAGATAATTCCTTCAACGTTTTCGAGGAAAACAATTCCGGGCTGGCACTCTCGGATCCCGTCTCGGATGTACGGGAAGAGATGCCTGGGATCTTCAGTTCCTTTACGGACTCCAGCACTACTGAAAGGTTGGCACGGGAACCCTCCAGAGAGGATGTCCACGCATCCACGAAACCTTCCGTATGGGAAGGTCTTAACGTCCGTGAAGACAGGTGCTGCATCCAGCCTTCCCTCTTCCATCTTTGCAACCAAGTTCGCTGCAACGAATCCTTCCCTCTCCACGTAAGCGATCTCTCGCAGGTTTGGGAGAACTCTTCGGAGTCCTGTCCCGATCCCTTCGTATCCGCTACATAGGCTGAGGTGTGTAATTGTTTTGGTAGTATCCACATTATAATCCTTCTAATTTATTTGTTGTTTTGGTTAGGTTAATTGGTATCTGATAAAAGTATTCGCCATCCCTGACGTACTTGTTCTGCACAACGACTGGCTCAAGGTGTTCAATGCTCTTGCTCCAGAAGTATATTGCGTTAGTGATTTCTTTATTCCATATGAAGAACACGGTTCTGTCACTAAAAAATTTACGTTTTCTTTCCGGCAACTGTACCGTAGAGAATGGGAACGTGTCACCGCTCCAGAGTGTCTTGACCTCGCACTCAACGAGTATCTCGGTGTCATCCTTCTTGGCTACAAGATCCTGTGCGTACTTGTCTGGGTGATCCCAGCAGTCCCACCCAATTGATTCCATGAAGTCCTTTGTGGCTGACCTGGCAGCTACATCGTACCTATCGAATACTTCTTGGCTGAAACGTTTACGCATTACATTCTGAGTAACCAGTAAAGTTCTGCACACTTCTTGGCGACTTTGATCCCCTTGTGCATCTCATCCTGTGACCACAGCTTGTGGTAATGCTTCATGGTATCGCAGTCAATGACGACTGACCTGCACCCAGGCAGGTAGCCCAAGCCGTGTTCCTTCATCAGCATGAAGGACTCAATGGCCAGTTGTTGACAGTCCTTGTCGTACACCTTAGCCTTGCCCCCTGTGTTGGTACGGCATTTGTAGTCAGCTAAGAAAAGTTTTCCCTCGTCGTCGTGACCAATGAAGTCAACGCTACCAGCGATCTTGATACGACTGTTGGCGATGATGCGCTCACAGGCTATTGGCTTCACGCCGTTCTCCTGTACCCACTCAACGAATGGTAACGCCCATTGATCCCACGCACTTGGTTGAGGCCGGTCCTCTCCGAGCCAGCCGTACCCGATGTGATCCTCGATCACCTTGTGTACCGTCGTGCCGAACTCAGAGGACTCAATGGTTTCACCGGTGATTGGGTGTTCCCTTGTGCCGTAGGTCAGCCGTTCGATGTCCTGCCAATCAAGGTTCGGTTTCTCACGTGCCAGCTTGGTGATCATCTTTGGCTTATAGATTGAATCCAAGAACTGATCTTTGACCACACCAAGAACCGTTGTCACGCTGGGGTATACCTTCCTCTGCTTCCTTGCCTTGGCTGGGGTTGTTATCAATGGTTCAAACTGTGGGTCAGTTACATCTTGGCAATTATAGAAGTGAGGCATATCTGCATGGTTAAGGGTGAGCCGTCATCTTGACGGCTGCACCCAGATTGTCAAGCTACAACTCTTGGTTGTTGATGACCTCGGTCATTGCCTCACGGAACGCACCATTTATGTTCTTCTGACTGAATTCAGCAGGAGGAACAGCAACCCTCGCCAGGTCATTGGTAGTATTATCGGCATCATAGATGAGGACACCGCCGCACCATGAGTCATCGTCGATGATCCACTTGACCTTGCCTCGTATGATGAAGTCAAGGATGTCTGTATCGCTGGCGAGAGGCATCTCTACCTGATCAGGGATGATGTACTTGTCACCATCCTGTAGCTCGTGGAAGTAAGCGTCCTTGAAAACAAGCCGACCCGACTGAGCGACTTGGACCTGCACTAGCTCTCCATCGGAGAGTTGTTGACCCTGTGGGAATGTATGTATCTGTATACTCATATATTTTATTCTGGTTTGACTAGGTTGAATGAAAGCCCTACCTTAAGGAAGTCACTTCTTAAGGGGCAAGCCTTAATTAATTATTTATTAAAATAAATTAAGTGAATAGAATCCTAAGGAAGGGCAGTCTTAAGACTGTAGGCTAAGGAGTACTGAGGCAACCACGAATACCGTGATGGCCGTTAAGAATATCGTCTGAGAATCCATTAGGCGACCTGGGATAGACGGAGTTGGATGACTGATACAGGGAACTTGTAGCGGTCATTCGTACCGACCTCGATGGCGAGGACAGGGAACTTAGTGGATCGTGGCTTCAGACCTGCGATCACGTACTCCTTGCCACGGCTCTCGAACGTAGCACCAAGCATCTCCGGCTCAAGACCTAGACCCTTGGCGTGAGTCTTGAAGTCAATGGCCTCCTTGGTTAGGACTGTGCCGTCATCGGTGACATCCGATACCTCGATCTTTAGGGTGCAGTTACTGTCCGAGTAGCTGGCGTTGCCAATACGGATCTTGCACTGGTTCTCATCCTCGATGCCGGAATCATTGATCACGGACTGGATGGCTTCACGTAGTTGTTTTACTTTATCTCTTGTCATTTTGGTTCCTTTGTTTAGTTGTTGGTTAAGATTGTTTCGTTAAGTTCTTTTAGGTTATGTATGAGGGCATCTATGTGGGATACTAACGCACCCTTTGTTAGTTTTTCTCCAGGCTCGATTGGGTTAATAGTGCCCCAATCATCGTCTTCACTCTGGGTTGGTATAAATACACCGCTGGTTACTATTGCTGACAAGCGTGTAATGTTTTTATGTAAATGATCTATCTGTTTTTCTGTTTTCATTGATGTATTGGTTGGTGTTAATCTTTGAGCGAAAAATATTCACCCTCGACCCATTGATTCCATCCCTCCATCCAATCGGTTTCGTCGTAATCCGTCCACTCAGATGAGCGGTCACGATTGATCTCGTTGAGGATGTCTCGGATCGTCCATTCGTAGGTGGCTCCGGATAGGAGGTCTTTGATTTTATATTTCATGGCGTGTATTGGTTAGTCTTGTATGTTGAAAAATTCTTCGAGGATGAACTCAGTCTCATCGTGTATCTCATTGAAGAGTTCCTGTGCCTCCTCGGTGTAGTGTTCGACACCGTATGCGTCAAACCTATAGACTTGATCCATGTCGCCGGATTCCATACGCCTGTTGACCTCGGCATCGGCGAGCTTGCAACATATTTCAAGCCTTAGACTGTTACTTATTGTTGGCTTAGACATTGTCTACCTCCTCCTCAAAGAACTGTACGATGGCTTCAATATCCCAGTCGTGCAGCTCCATCTCTGGGTTCGTCTTGTATCCCATCACCTGGGGTTCGTCTACATCGGGCTCCACCCATAGGTGTGCGATGACTCTGACATCCTCAATCACCTTGTTGATGTCCTCGTTACCTTGACCATAGAAGTCAAAGGTACTGGTATAGATGGCGTTCTCAATATCCATCCAATGTACTACTGTATCTGTATCTTTTGTCATGGTTCTATCCCTCGCATTTATTTTTGATGGCGACCCATACGATCGCCTGAAATTCATAAGGTTTCACGCCTACCTTTTCAGCGCATTCCTTGGTGATGTCAACAACTCTTTCGTACTGCAGCGGTGTCACGGATTCCTGCACTTGCTTCGGCTTGACCGGCTTACTTGGCTTGCATTGGCAAGCACGGAGATGCCATGAGTCCACGGTCACGTGGTCTTCGCTCAGTTTGCCCACGTTCATTGCGAAGCTATGGGTCTTCGGTGACTTGGCCGTGATCACGTCGGCATGGTTCAATATACGGAACGCCTTGATCTTGTTCTTGGTGAACGTACAGACCTTGACGGCTTCCAGGTCCAAGTCCCTGGCGTGTGCCCATGTAACTGCCTCAGCATCTATGAGGTTTCTTTCCCACTTGTTCCGTGGGGACAATGCACTAATCACGCTAGCGATGACGTAGGAGTCATGACCGCTGCGGTCCGCTAACTTTGTTGCAAAGGAGTTAGCCTCCTTGTACCAAGCCTTTCCGTCACGGACTTGCTTGGGTGTGGCGTACTTGTACCACGCCATGAGGTTGTTCCTCATGACTCTGTCTGTAGTTTTCATTGGTATTTTACTATTGCTAGTTCCGTGCAGTAGCCTTCACGTTTCGTGATGCTGCACTTGTATGGTTCGTAAAGCACCGATGCGATGCCGGATTCTTCTTCATCCTCATCGTATGGGTAATCGCCCTCGAGTTTCTGAAACAGTTCTTCCAATACATCGAACGGCATATCCGTATAGAATGCACTCTTGAAGTGAATCCTCGCTTCCTCATTCTCGACATTCATGTCGATGGCTACGATCTTCTCGACCATAGGGTAGCCTGGCGACCCGTGTGTGCAGGTACGCCCTACTAAGTCATTAACTTTTTGCAGTATCATAATAATCTACTTGGTTCTCTACTTCGGTTAACGCCCCACGTATGCGAGCGATGGTTCTGAGTTCTCCTGATCTAAAGCCTTGGCCGTAGCCTCGCTTGAAGTTCTCATAAAACTGATCGCCCCAGCCCCCTTTCTTGTCTACAAGGTAGAGTGCTAGAACGTCCGCCTTATCCAAAGGGAGACTGTACGGATGGTCTTTCGACCTTACTCCCTGCTTTGGTTTACGACCACGCAAGCGTAGTCGATACCTTGAATTAGATGCCTTGAGCATCCGGCGCAGCATGGTAACAATTTCCATGCCGTCGTCGTTGTTTGGCACTTTCCCAATCATCTCATTCATGCTTGGTTCCTTTCTTCATAATCGTCTATTTGTTCCAGGCTATCGGCAATGACACCCATGATATCCATCATAGCGTACTCGCCTATGTGATGATCCTTATTGATTAAGGATTTCTTGGTGCGCACGACTTGTGCGTATAGGTCAAGCAACTTCCTTTTTAACTCTGTTGTTTCGTTTACTTGGTTCATGTCTATGCCCCCGTTATGCTGTACTTCCTTTGAGTATAGCTTTGGTTCATGTTCATCCCACCTAGTATGTCGGCCATTGATAGCTTTGACTTAATGGCGGGCTTGGCGTGTGGTATAACAGTCGCCTTGGCAACTGGCTTCTCCAGGGTCTTTACCCTAGGTTTTCGTGATCCGTAGGTTGGATCGTTCAAGTTGGACTGTGCGAATGCTCGCAACTTATTCCAAGTTGGATCCTTTTTAGGCGAACTACGTCTATACGTAGCACCTTTTATGGCGTTTAGTTTCTTCATTATAAAAATCCGGTTAGGTATTAATAGAAATGCCCCACTCCAAAGTTTCCGATGAAGTGGGGCTTCGGTTCTGATTTACTCGCACTGTCTACACGGAACGTATCGGATGTAGGTTTTGTATCGTGCGTCTTCCCTCTTGGCAATCACTCGCTCGGGAAACCATTCATGAATGGTCGACCTATCGGCAACTTGTTTACCCTTATCACGCTACCACACCTACTTGTTCAATCGAGCAAACGATTGTCTTTCGAATCCATCACGGCAATAAATGCTAGGCAAGTAAACTCTCTTACATGAATCATAGGCAAGTTACCCTTTCAATCTAGGTTTTTTAAGATACCTTTAAAACTCGAGAACTAGGGAATAGTGGTTCAGTAACTACCTTTACCCTATTGTTGTAAACCATCCTGCTTTCTGATCACTCGCTACCCGATAGTGCTTTTATGCTAGAAGTACCTTTCGGCTCTTCTGACTAGAGGACTCGCAAAATCGGCCGAGTGGAAAATCGAATGGAATCTGTCAAATAACTACCATCAAAATTGATGATGCAACTAACTTGGAAAATGGATTCACTGATTGCAAGTTTTTTTTCGAAAAAAATAAAAAAAAATTAACTTTTTTGCTCAGGTACAAAACCAGGTCCATTACCCTATTGACACGCCTGGAATCACCCTACAACAAACAGGGTCAACCCCCCAAAATTGCGTATATGGCGTTTTTATTGCTTTCGAATACCCATACCCATGTAAGGCCTTGCAAGGCCATATACGGCAAATGCGTGGATCCGATTGAAACCTGGGGTAAACACCCTAGTGTCAAGCATAAAATTCGAGACAATTTGACACGAAAGCCATCCCTAAGTAGAACCCCTTATATGATCCTGGAAGTACCCTAGGCCGGATAGGGGAAATACCCTAAGGATTGGATATATCCCATCTCATAAGGAAAAAACCCTAGCTCATGGTAGGGCAAACACCCTGGAGGGTAAAGACCCCAGGACCGGCCCGGGTAAAGACCCTAATTGTTAATAGGGTAAACACCGGCCCAGGACTATACCCTAAATGTTAATAAGGTAAAGACCCTACACGTTCTAGAAGCCCGACCGACGGCTGGATACACCCCAGGGCTACATAGGGTAAACACCCCAGACGTTCTAGAAGCCCCCGACGGCTGGGAAACACCCTAGATGTTAATGAGGTAAACACCCCGGGGGGGCGGTCTTTAGTTTCGCTAAGACTTTCTAAATATATATAAAAAGACTGCCCTAAAAAAATCCATCACTCAAGGGCTCGTATGGCCGCCTTCCTTAAGACTGTCCTTCCTTAGGACTGCCCTTCCTTTGATTCCCTTTTCTTTATTTAATCCTTTTGGATTACTTATTAGAAAATAACCTTTAAGGCTTGGCTGCCTTAAGGTAGGCATGATTATATCATATGGGTTACGCTTGTCAAGCACGTATTCAAATATCATTTGACACACTAGGGTATAATACCTAGAAACGCACCATGGAAGATGAGAAGGAAGAGCTAATGCAGGAGATCACGGAGGCTATACAGGTTATAGCCAGTGAGAAGCAGGCTCTGAAGATGAAGAGTCTCAGCGTATATAACCCGAAGAAGGTAGCCAATATTCTATATTTATTCTGTACTGGATCCAGTCAGACTAGGCTGGTGAAGAAGTACGGGTACGACAGATCGACGATAGTCAATGTACTGACTGACTACGCTGACCACCTGGGTAAGTTCAAGGAACTTTCTGGCAGGATAGCATCGAGGAACTATCTGAACATAGCCAGCCTAGAGGAGGATCTTATTGAACAGGTACGTGAACGAATGGAAAACGATCCGGAGATGGAGGTATCATTCCGGGATCTAAAGGAGATTTCAATAGCTAAAGCAAATGCCGCACGTGAAGCCCTAACAGCCAGAGGCGAGGCCACGAGCATTACTGAGGAGCGGAAGGTCGTTACCCAGGATGATTACGAGGCAACCATCAAGGCTGCGAGGGATCGTATCGCCAAGGCTAAACAGGCACAGGTAGAGGAGGTAATTGATGTCGAAGACTGAGGAAGAATACAGGCAACTTGAGGTCGCTATCTACGATCTCAGGACTGAGAACAATAAACTCCGCAAGGACAAAGAACGTCTAGAATGGCTAATGTCTATGGTGGGCTGGGCTAGCACTAGAGATGACATTGATAGAATGAGAGGAGAAGATGATGAACATAACTGATGAACACAATGAAGAGATTTATGAACAAGTACGGGCTATCCTTGCTGAACATTTTGCTAATTTTATCTTCTGTGTTATGGACGACGATGGTGACGTTTATTACGATTATACTAATCTACCTATCGGAAAGATGCTGATGCGGGAGATGCAGGACGAGATGAATGCTGATGATCTATCTATTGATTGGGAGTTCGACGAGGAGGACAACAGCGGAGTCTGGGGATGATACTTGAGTTCACAAAGCACCCGATCCTTCAGCCACCGTCGGATGAGGAGATCGTTGCTCTTGGGGAGATGGACTACAAGCTCCTCCAAAGGCTACACGATGCACACGAGGGACGGATCAAGGCTGCGGAGGAAGATCCTCTTAGGTACGGGTTTGAACTAGCTGGATGGTCACGGATACGTCAGTCCCTTGAGAACTACGACGAGGTCATTACCTTCGGTGGTAACCGTTCGGGGAAGACAACAGGATGTGCCAAGATGGTGATGGAGGCTGTTACCCAGAACCAGGACGGACACGTTGTGTGCTTCTCACAGAATGCGGATACATCCGTCAAGGTACAGCAGGCTGCCATCTGGGAGATGATGCCTAAGGAGTTCAAACGAAAAACGAAGAGTATAGAAGGTTATATCAACTTTTCTATGCAAAATGGTTTCACTGGCTCTTCATTTATTTTTCCAGATACAAGAACTCGTGTGGATTTCAAAACATATACCCAGTTCTCAAATAATCAAACTATCCTTGAGGGCTTTGAGTTCGGTTTCAAAGGATCAGAAGGACTGAACATCGGTGCTTGGCTGGACGAATATCTCGGTGATTCTGCTCTTGTAAATACTTTACGCTTCCGTCTCGCTACACGGAACAGCAAGATGCTTCTTGGCTTTACTCCAATTGATGGGTACACACCATTTGTATCCGAGTACTTGAAGGGTGCGGAGACACTGGAGACAAGGAACGCAGAACTTCTAGGCAGAGAGGTTCCTGTCAAACAGTACTCACCTGAGCGTGATGCTGGGATTGTGTACCTTCATTCTGACGAGAACCCTTTCGGGGGATATAATCGTATAGCCAAGGATCTGAAGAACTCCTCAGAGGATCAGATAATGGTTCGTGCCTACGGCTTGCCTACGAAGTCAATGACTTCATTGCTGCCGAACTTCAGCCCAGAGATCAATGTCCTGTCGGATGAACCGAACAAGTACGGACAAGTATTCCCAGATGCCAGCGAACTGACATGGTATCAGGTCGTTGACCCCGCCTTTGCACGGAACTACGTATCCATCTGGGCAGGTGTTTCCGAGAGTGATGAAATATTTATTCGTAGAGAATGGCCGGATAGGGACACGTATGGCGAGTGGGCACTGTTCGGTGATCCGAAGTGGCGGTACGGCCCAGCATCCAAGAAGATTGGATACGACGTAGAAATGTACTGCGAACTCTTCAAGGAGATTGAGGAGGAACTAGGAATCGAGGTAATGGAAAGAATCGGTGACTCCCGCTTCTTTGCAAAGGAGAACGAGAACAATGTTGATCTCTTTACGAAGTTCTATGACTACGGACTTTCTTTCATAGCCTCGGATGGACAGACGGAGCAGATCGGTGCGACCGCACTAGATGAATGGTTCTTCTATAATCCGAACTACGAGATTGATGAGGCGAACCGACCTCGCTGCTACATACACGAGGACTGCGGGAACTTGATCGAGAGCGTAATTAACTATAACGCACAGGGTAAATCCGATGAAGCACTCAAGGACTTCTTTGATGTCCTTAGATATTTACGAATGTCTAATGGAGGGTACGGCCCTGATTACTTTGCATCAAACGAGATGTATACAACAATGAGAAACGAAGGAGGATACTAATGCCAAAAGTATTATTAACAAAAATAGCCGAGGAGTACGAGACTCCGTTTGACGAAGCCCTAATGCTGGCACAGACGAAACTGCCAGAAGATCAAGTCACAGGTAAGGGCAAACGAACATGGATCGGAGAACAAGGCCAAGCGATCATAGGCGCAACCTTGATGATTGATGAGATCACGACTAAGCACTACAAGGGTATAGTAAAGCACGAAGCACCGAACCCTAGGTTTGTTTACGTTTATCATAAGGAGATAAAAAAGAAAGTCCCTGTGCTGATTCCACGCAAACTATCGGGTTCGTTAGTAAACAAGGAAATCATGTTCGAGGCAATAGAGGACGATAAGGGAATAAGTTACCGGTATGTTAAACCAAAACGAAACACTTGATAGGACCTGGTGCAAGGAAAACACTGACCGCCTCATGGCATGGGAAATGTTAAAAAGGACGGTTCTGCATGAAACATCTATTTCAATGACAAATGAAGAGCTATGTGATACAATAGGCGTATCATCGAGCCACACTATACGAGTGCTTAACTCAATCAAAGATAGACTAAATGCAAAATAGCAATATTTCTGAGTCCTTGACTTATCTTACGGATGAGCCAGATATCAATACACTTCGTTACGCATACGATCAAACAGTAACGGAACTAGAAGCGTACTTCGACCTATGCCGAACATCATACGATGACAGGCGTAACTGGTGGCCGGGCAAGAGCCGTGACCATCGCAAGCATGGTGCTGACGCATTCCCTTGGGAGGGTGCAAGCGATATGGAGTGCCACGTAATTGATGAGCGTATAACGAGACTCGTCTCCCTATTTATGTCAGCCCTCAAGCGGGCCAATATCCGTGCATTCCCGGTTGAAAGCTCCGATATTGCACGATCAAAGCTAGTATCGAGTTTTTTGAAGTGGATGGTATCCAGCGGATATATTCCACGGTTTTACCGAGAGATGGAACTCGGAGCTAATTATTTGCTTGAGCGGGGTGTACTGATTACCTACGTAGGTTGGCAACGTGAGGATCGTCGATTCTTACAGCAATTAAATCTTAATCAGATTGCAGAAATCAGCCCAGAGGTAGCGCAAGCTATCCAGGATGGTGATAACGATGAAGAACTAATTATCCTGCTCCAAGCAACTTTTGAGGGAACCACGGACAAGCGAGCCAAGAAAGCACTCAATGACCTGCGAAGGAATGGTGCAGCAGAACTACCTGTTGTCAGACGACAGGTCAATGCACCCGAAGTCAAGACGCTGGCTCCAGACGGGGACTTCTTCTTTCCTCCTTACGTTACTGACCCGCAACGTGCACCTTACTGCTTCTGGCGTACTTACTATACTGCACAGGAGCTAGAAAACAAGGTAATCACTGAGGGCTGGGATGAGGACTTTGTACAGATGGTTATTAACAAGTACCGTGGCGTAAACATTGACAGCATTGAGCGTGAGCAAGAAGGTCGTCGATCCATTAGCCTTACGGACAACGCATACGAAGCTGAAGAACTTATTGAGATCACATACGCTTACCAACGACTGGTTGATAAGGAAGATGGATCAGAAGGTATTTACTGCACAGTATTTCACCGTGACTTCAGCGGTGATGAAACCACACAAGGGTACGCTAAGTTTGAACTCCTAAATGGATACGAGGACTACCCTGTTGTGGTAACAAAGATCTCGGAGGATAGCAAACGACTCTATGATGTTACGACTGTTCCGTCTGTCCTTCGGGGGATACAGAACCAAGTGAAAGTCGAACGGGATTCAAGAATTGACAGAAACAGCCTAGCGACACTTCCACCTATTCTGCACCCCGTTGGGCAGGCTCCAAGCGATTGGGGACCGGGACGTATGATCCCGTACCGTCGTAAGGGTGACCTAGATTTTGCGCCGACCCCATCCTACAATCAAGGATCCTTGGAGATGGAGCAAACCCAGCAGACACAAGCCGACAGACTCGTTGGCCTAGACGAGGGTTCGGCTATCAGCCAGATCCGTCAACAGTTCCTAGTGGACAAGTTCCTTAGCCACACGGCAGAGGTTCTTCGCATGGCTTATCGTTGCTTCCAACGTTTCGGACCGGATGAGGTATTCTTCCGTGTAACCGGTACACCTGATCCAATACAACTTAACAAAGGAAACCCTGATGAAAACTTTGACATCCTTATTAACTTCGATGTCCAGAACACTGACCCAGATACGGTCAAAAATAAACTTCAGCAGTTTGTTCAACTCAATCAACTCAATGCTAACAACCGCCTTAACGTGGACAACCTCCTCGACATTGCGGCTGCTGAAATTGATCCAGTCATGGCTGATGCAGTCCTACAGCCTGTTGAGACCGCACAGCAAGAAATGGTTAAGAACGTTACGGACGATCTTGCTAAAATCTATTCAGGAATTGAAGTACCTGCTAGACCTGCTGGAGCACAGATTGCGATACAAGTAATACAGCAGTACTCCTCCCAGCCAGATGTAGCACAGCGTCTACAGACTGATCCAGCATTTGCTGAACGTTTACAGAAGTACGCAGGTCAGTACACCTTCCAGATCCAACAAGCACAGAACGCCCAGATTGGTCGTGTAGGCACAGCACCCGCACAGATGGGTGATATTCAAACGCAGAATCTATAATGATACAGCCAGCAGAGCCAGCAGACTTTCAAGGTATTCCATTCCCTAGAAACGCAGAACAGGTTAGCCCATATGAGTTCGCTATGGGTCGAGCCAAACAAATTGAGCTTGATAGACGATTAAGTGAAGCAGGTAGGGCTATTGAGAAATACTTTGGTCCTAAACTTCAGAGCGAATCATTGATACCTGCCATATCAGCAATGCTTGGCAACATTAACGTCGAGACAGGCAATACCTTTGATTTCAAACAAAAGCAAAAAGGCGGCAATGGGTACGGGCTGTTTCAGTTCGATTTCCATAAGCCGTATTACAGACGTTACCTAGAAAATAAAGGTCTAGAGGATAGTGTTGATTCACAGGTACGGTACGTATATGACAATATATTCGGTGATCAACAGAAGATTATGGGTGAGGGGAACGCAGAAAAGATGCGAGAAGCACTCAAGGCAACTGACCCGATTGCTATCTCTGATTCATTCCAAAACATATTTTTAAAGCCAGGTAAGCCACACCAGGATAGGCGAAGGGAAGCAAGTCGTATGTACTCAATACTCCTTACACCCGCAAAATAATTTATGGATATACAGGATGATATTAAGATGCTCCAGAACTACGAGCAGTTCGCTCGGTTCATAGGCATGATACAACAACTCCGTGAGGAAACAATATCGGAGATGCACGAAGCCTCTACTGATAGCTTACAACAACTTTCCGGTCGTATTATTACTTACGATCAAATACTGCAAATGTCGGACTGGCCATTACTAAATGCCCGGTTCCGTGATTTGTTGTAAACCATATGTTATAATCGCTACCTCGCAATCGCTTGGCGTAAATAAGCGGAAAGATTATGACAGACGAAATCACAACTGGAGACGCTGAACCAGTACAAAATACAGTGGACAACAATAATATATCCGTCACGGATTTCGTTGCTCAACGAATCGGAGGAGGAAACCAGGAGGCTGAGGAAACTCAATCAACTGAAGAAACCAACGAGGAGACTGAGGAACAGGTAACAGAGGAGACAGACGGGGTTCCTAGCGAAGGGACTCAAGAAGAATCCGATGGTGCTGAATCCGAAGATGTTCTTTCACAGTTGGACTTAGACGAAATGTCTGAGGAGGATCTACGGGAACTGGCTGACAAGCTAGGTAGTCGTGCGGTTGCTCGGTTCGGTGAACTGACAGCAAAACGTAAGGCTGCTGAAGAACGCTTAACTCAACTAGAATCAAAGCTCAAGGAATCCGACAATCCGCTCAATACAACCAAAGCAGTCAAGGATAACCCTTACAGTAACCTTGACACAGTCGAGAAGCTACAAGAAAAGGCATCCGAGATTGAGGGTATTGTTGAGTGGGCTGAAAACATTCTTTTTGAAAGCGATGAGTATACTCCCAACGATGTAGTAACAGAGATTGATGGCAAGGACTGGACAAAGAAGGAAGTGCGACAGGCATTACTTAATGCTCGTAAAGCACAAAAAACATTCCTTCCTGATCAGCTAACTAAAGTACAAGCCCAAGTACAGGGCGAGCAACTTACTCAAGCATTTGAGGAAAGAGCCAAGAAAGAACTTAAGTGGCTGGAAGGAGAGGATAATGACCTTCGGAAACAGTTTGAGTCAACAGTAGGTGATAGCCGTTTTAAGAAACTCAAAGAGGTTGTTAAGCGTGAAGCACCGGACGTTGCTGCTCAACTTGATTATTTCTTTGCTCATGCTACAAACAGCATCTACGGACGCAAGCCCGTGGCAACAAGCAATGGAAGCCCTAAGTTAAATCCTCCTCAAACAGCAACGCCTTCATCGGCTACTTCTGAGAAGTCATCGTCAAGAACAGCTAAAGCCATCAAAGAACTTGAAGCTAGATTCAAGCAAACGGGTAACGCTCGTGATTTCGCAGAACTTCGCAAACTTAAAATGTTAAAACGATAATTCTTAAACTTATTTACAATGTCTTTTTCAAATACATTCGATACAACTAACACAGGTTCTGGTGTATCCAATCGTGAAGACTTGACAGATGTTCTGACAATTCTTGCACCTGAGGAAACTCCTATCCTGTCTTCTCTTAACAAAGAACGTGCTTCCGCTACTAACGTAGAATGGACCGTTGATTCATTGTCTGCTCCTGTTACTGCTGGTATCAGCGAAGGTGCTGACGTTACTGCATTCACCGACCAGTTCGCTGGCCGTGCCCGTTTGGGTAATCGTGTACAGAAGTTCCGTCGTGACTATATGGTTTCCGATCTTCAGGAAGCTGTTGATTCCGTTGGTCCTGCTAAGATCGCTCAAGCTGAAGCTAAAGCAATCCGTGAACTCAAGCGTGACATCGAAGCTACTATTTCATCTGCTAATACACAGGCTACCGAGAATGGTGCTGGTACAGCAAATGCTCTTGGTGGCCTTGGTGACTGGATTCAAAACGCTGCTGGTTCCGCTAACGTTCCTGAAGCATACCGCACTCCTAGCGCAAGTATTGCTGATGTTACAACTGTTGACGCAAACTTCCTTGAAAGTGAGTTAAACAGCGTTATTACTTCAATCTTCACAGTTACTGGTTCTACTAATGACTTGATGCTTGTTGCTGATACTGCTCTTCGTAACGACATCAGCGACTTCGCTCGTTTTGGTGCTGCTGGACTAGCTGCTTCTGAAGCAGGTGTTCGTTCTGTTAATTATGATGGCAACTCTGGACAAATTAAACTTTCCGTTGAACTCTATGAGTCCGACCACGGAGTAGTTTCCATTGTTAATGCTAATCCTGATTGCGCTCCTGCACAGGCTGGTATCTCTGGAATGTCTGGTTACCTCCTAAATCCTGAATACGCAGGTATTCACGAACTGATCCCTATGGGTTCTACTCGCCTTCCAAATCTTGGTGGTGGTGAGCGTGGTTTCGTTGACTGTGCATTGACCCTCGGTGTTTACCACCCTGGCGCACACGGCAAGATTGTTTCCGCAAGCTAACCCTTAACAAAGGAGATATAATAATATGGCACGTTTAACTGTAAATGAAGCTGGTACTTCCGGCTATACTGACGAAATCATCCTGACACCGGGAGACTTCGCTGCTGTCTCAGGTGGCCAAACGATTACCGTTCCCGTAAAAAAGGGTGACGTTATCGAAGGTGCTGCGTTGGATATCACTGAAGCATTTAGCACATCCGCTAACTTCAACGTTGGGCATGATGGCACTATCATTGGTGGTTCTGCGGATGCTGAAGCATTCATTAAGAACAAGAGTGTAAGCACTACCACAGCAACCCCAGTTGCTGACACTGGTAATTCTCTTGACGATGACGGCAATGCTAATGCAAACAAACTCGTAGTTCTTGCTGATGGTAACATCGACCTGAAGGCCGCAAGCTCCCTTGCTGCTGACACAAGTGGTAAGCTCAAGGTTCTTCTGAAGATCCGTCGCCTTAGCTTCTAAATGATTCTGGTTGGGGGTGGCTGCATAGCGGCCACTCCCTTCCTTTCCCTTATGGAAATTATTACTGCACTGCCTCGGTACTCCGATGGCGAAATCAACCGTGCTTTTATGCGTGAGATCCAGACTGGATTCAAGCGTGAGCGTGAGACTGAAAAGGCTCGTGTAAAACAAGCAGCAAAAGAAGCACATCAAATGAAAGGGACGACGCACCCCGTACTCGGTAAACCCGTAGCGACGATCCCTGCCCGTGAGTTCTTTCGACTCACACAAAAGTACGGACACGAAACTGTTCACTCCAAGGAGTTCCTCAAGTATTACAACAAGAAGTTCCCGGAACTTAGCCCGAATAAAGCATAATGCAGACACGACAGTACAAGGATCTATTTAGGCTTATAACTTCAATGATCGGTACTGGTGGCGAATTGCCAGGTAGCGGAACAGAAGATACTCAGATAGCTGACTTCATTAACCGCAGGTTTCAGGAGGCTTTTGATACTAGCCCAGTATGGCCTCGTTATGTCGTTTCTTCTGAGGAGCGTCAAATCATTGCTTTGACTTTATCTGGTGCAACGTCCAGCACATCGACATCAGTAAATCAAAACTATAAATTACTTGGATCGAATACTACAGGAGGCACTAATGTCTACCAAGGCGTAACAACGAATACAGTAATTATTTATAATACAGGATCAGCTTGGAGAGTTGACACATCAGCGTCAGCAACAGAACAGACAGACGGAACTTATACTGTATCGGCAGGCAGTCAAAAATTTATTGAAGCTGATACAAATAAAAAAGACAATGTTGAAGATGTTGAGACCTGGACACCAATATCAGGTAGTGATGTTTTATCGGTGGTTGCAAAACAACTAATCCCGTATGCGGAAACAAATAAGAATACCATTGGTGACTTCAATCGTATTCACCGCAAGAAAGCGTTCTTAAATAACTCAGCCATTGAGTATGATTTCTTTGCTGATGCTGATGGGGCTAATATTCTCAACATTATCAGTACTACAGACAATACTGCATTTGTAACGTACAAGAAGCAGTTTACTCCATTTTCTGTAACTACAGATTTTTACAACTCAACAGTCGAAGTACCTGCTGAGTTCTTTAACTTCATTGCCCATACGGTCTACGCTGACTTCCTCCGTGTACAGAACAAGCAGGAGCAGGCAATCGCTGAAGAAAATGTTGGAGCCAAGTATCTAGCCCAGGAGCTAGAGAAGGTAGACATCCGAATGAATAACTCTACAATCAACAAACGATTCTCAACTTACGTCAACCGACAATCCCGATAACCCTTGTGATATAATAACACTATGGCACGTTCACGAAATAACGCTCTTGAGTTCTCTTCTGCTGGATCAATTATTCTGAAGAAAGGTAGCTCGCACGAATCCGTATCAAGCACAAGTTTTGGTGCTATTCAATTCTTGACGGATGCAACGATTTCATCCGTTACGGCTAGCAACATTGAAAATGCAGATGAACTGAATATTTCATTCGGTGCTGGTACTATAATATACGGACAGTTCTCAGCACTTACTTTAGGTGGTTCAACAGGAACCGTAGCTCTACACAGGGTCTAATATGCACGTCAGTCTGGATCAGGCACTAGGTAGACAGCCCCGCCTGAACAGGGTGGGTCAAAGCCTCTTGAACATCGGTTCTGGGGCTTCTGCTGCGTATTCACTCCGTAGTCTAACTGGCGGTGACCCGAAGGTGGTCAACGCACGTCGGGATGGTGACGATGATGAGCGTGAGTTTACCTCGACTGAGGTCGGTACTGAACTAGCGGATTGGGTAAACGGAAAGCAGGAAACAGCATTGCCCGCTGACCTTGGTGTTGCTTCTTTTACTGTATTCGATTTAGGTGCTGGATTGCAGGCTGGTGGAGTAAGTCTAGCTGGTGGAGCAAGTCTTGATGACTTTGATGGTACATTCACTCCTAACGCAGATGGAACAGTTTGGACAAATGGCTCAAGCCTTGGTGTAACTTACTCCTTTGGTTCAGGATCTTGGGTTTTAAGTTTTAATGACGGGAATAATGTTGGAAGCATTTCAATATCAAGTACCACAAAATTTCCTTTTCAAGTAACTAACTGGGGTTCAGCAGGTGTTTCAGTAGGAGCAGGAGCTTCGGGCTTAGATAGCTCTAGTTGGAGTAATGCCGTTAGTAGTTATTTGTCATTCGTTCCTTTGTATAGTTCAACTACTGCTTACCCAACAGCGGAGGCTGCGTATTCCTTCCGTAAGATACGAAGCACCTATACAGGACACGCTGTTCGTATCCGTAGGTCATCTGATAATGTAGAGGTCAATGTATCATTTGATACCAATGACGAAGTAAGTACTAGTTCACCCATAGAAAATACAGCAGAAGAGGGCGGTGAAAGCGGAAGCACAACAGCGACTACGCTTGGTGGCTTTTTGACTGAGGATGTTGATATTACGAGCCGATTAATCGTTCCTTCCGATATTGGAACGCAATTTGTTGTTACATCTTCTACAGATGCCAGCAATTATACTGCATCTATCAATAACGATAGCGGTGCAGCTATATTTCCAGAAATACGCTCTGGTTTATTTGGTCAGGGACGCTATCGACTCAGAGGGACATTAACAGCATCTAGTCTTGTTGGTGATATAAAAGTACAAACCAATGGAGGTGTTTCTTCTGGTACGCAATCTGTTGCAATTACTAGCGGAACTAATAATTTAGATTTCCAGTTTGATATTACTGGGGATGGCTCTACTACTTCTGCTGGGTCAACTAAACTTTTCTTCTTTATTGCAAATGGAGCAAGTGCTACCCTTCAAGTGTCTAATTTAACCTGGGAAGTTACTGCACCAGATGCAGCAGTCCACACTTGGTATGACCAAAGCGGCAATAGCAACAATGCTACGCAGGGTACAGCGGCAGCCCAGCCGTTGTTTGCGGAGAGTGGTAGCCTTATAGATAGCGGTAAGTCTTTATCTGGTGAGGCGTCTCTTGATCATCATCTTGATTTTGGAAGTTCGATTACTGTTACTGGTGATTTTTCTATTTTTTATAAGTCAGACCCTAACGCTAGGTCTGCTGTAATAGGACCAAGTACAGGAACAACTCCAAGACTTGAGCATTCTGCTACTAATACAATTCGTTTTGCAACTGGAACCAATTATGATTTTGCTGTTACAGGCACTTCTTTTAATAATGCTGTAATTTCTCTTATAAGAGATACCTCCGATAGTGCAACTTTAAATCAGAACGGAACGCTGAAAGATACGAAGACAGTAGATAGTCATTCGAGCTTTACGTTCGGTCAGTTGTTTGCCTTTGGGTCTAATGCTAACCAATTAGATGGTAAATTTTCTGAGATTATTATTTATAACTTCGACCAGTCCAACAACCGCTTCAAGATTGAGAGTAATATGAATAACCATTATGAAGTTTATACAGCTTCACAGAATGGCTTCGTTCATACTTGGTTCGACCAGTCAGGTAATAGCAAGGATGCAAGGCAATCTACATTAGCAGATCAGCCCCAGGTTGTTAAATCTGGTAATCTAATTGTTGACAGCAATAGCAACACAACGCTTGAGTTCGATGGTGGAGATCTGTTAACATTTACAGACATTGTTATGGACGCTGATGGGTTCTCTGTATTCTCGTTTTGCGATAGCAGCGTTAGTAGTAGCACAAATGAGATTGTCGGAAACTCTTCAAATAGCAATAGAATTGCTGTTAGAACTGATGCTGGTTCAGAAAAGGCAGCCGTTCAGTTAGCTACAAGCGGTAACTGGTTCCCGAATGCAGGAAACATTCAGGCTGACGATAAAGTTTCCCTTCATACATTTATAAAAGAAGCCGTAAATACGGAATGGTATGTCGATGGAACTAATCGTGGAACTGACACTACGAGTGGTAGTGCTACCGATACTACATTTGATGAAATAGGAAAGACCAGAACTGGTGTGATTTCTGAAGTAATTATTTACAAGGACATAGACAAGTCATCCGACAGAACCCTGATTGAGGGGAATATGAATAACTATTACGAAAGTTTCTAATTATGTATCTAATCTACGCAACCGAACAAGACGCTTGGGATCGCTCCGAAACGGAGGGCATCGAACGAGGACTCGCCTATCACGTTAAAGGCGAGGGGACACGTTATGTGACTAGCCCCAAGCTGACCGACACAAATGAGTACGCACTCGATGTAAGTTCCTTCAATCTTACTGAAGAGGAGGAATCCGCTACTGTCGATTCATATACGCCGAAACCTGAGGAAGAATAATGGACGAGCTAATCTCAAGAGCCTCGCTCGGCACAGGAGGATTCCTTGCCACAATCGGGCTTTCTGAAATCAACGCTGTAGTTAGCTTCCTCGTGGGTCTAGCTACTTTGGTGTATATGAGCGTATCGATTTACAAGTTACTCAAGAAATGACACCTGAACTCATAGCAATGCTTGGCGGTGGAGTCTCTGGCTTCATTATGAAATTTATGGCTCAACAAGCCCAGAACCAAGCTAGACTCTTCGAGCAGACCATCCGAAAGCAGGAGGTCGCTGACGCATCCGCTGACGCTGCTGACAAGCGTGGAGGTGCATCGGGTGCTTGGATTCGTAGATTTATTGTAGTCAGTACAATGTTTGCAGTAATCGCTGCACCATTCGTTCTGGCCTTTACTGACTTCGGTGTAACTATCCAAAAGGACACTAGTTTTTTATTCGGACTCTTCAAGGGGGCGAAGTGGGAAACAGTCACCGGGTATGTTATACTACCAGAAGTACGGCAGACCGCTCTGGCTATTGTCGGATTTTACTTCGGTAGTTCACAGGTTAAATGAATGAAGTCCTACAAATCATATCAGCTTTATGGCCAGTCTTTGTCGGGTTCATTGGACTCGTAATAATACTAGCCAAGATGCATTACAACATCGAAACATTAACAGAAAAGGTCAAAGTCCTCTTTGACTTCCACAACAAAAACAAGGAGAAATAACATTATGCCAGGTCATTACGGAAAAATGAAAAAAGGAAAAAGTACTACACGCAAGGCTTGCCCAATGGGTAAGAAAGGCAAGAAGGGTAAAAAGTAGTGCCTTTCTCTAAATACAGTCCAGCACAGAAGCGTTTAGCTGCTGTTGCTCCACCTCGCAAGAAGATCACAGAAGCGGATTTTAAAGTCCTGCGTAAATCTAAGAAGAATGCGAAAAACAATTCTAAGCGTAGCTAGGAAACTAGAGAAGGCTTCAAAGGCACACGCCGGGCAAGCCAAAATGTTGAGATCACTTATTGATGGCAAAAAAACGAGCAAAAAGCGGAGGTAAGATCTGCCCAGAAGGTAAAGCCTGGGCGAGGCGTACGTTTGACACTTACCCAAGTGCTTACGCTAATCTTGCTGCGTCCAAGTATTGTAAGGACCCGAACTACGCAAAGAAGGCAAAAGGTGGCAAACGGAAGGGAAGATAATGGCTCAACTGAAACAATGGCTCAAGGAGAACTGGGTACGGATTGGAACAGATGGATCAATTAAAGGCCCTTGCGGAACTTCTAAGGATAAGAAAAATCCGGACCGATGCTTACCGAAACGTAAGGCACTTAGCCTTACGAAAGCTGAACGCGCTACGACAGCAAGAAAGAAGAAGAGAGAAGGAGCCAGAGGAAAAACAGTTGTAGCGAATACACCCAAAGCAAAGGTAAGGAAAAAGTAATGGCTGACAAATCAAAAATGAAGTGCAACGTGCCACGTCGTGAAGTCCAAAGCGGG